TCCACCTCTTGTAGCCTTGTCATTTAAGTATCTAAAGTCAGACTTGTAGAAGTCATAAGAACCTCTTCTAAATCCTGAAAAACCTAAGTTTAATGCCATATCTTCGTCGTTGTCAAATACTCCGTAAGAAGTACCTCCAGCTCCGTAAGAGTTCATTGAAGCTAACATGTCATCAATAGCTAAGCTAGTTGATCTATTAACAAACATCATGTACTCTTCAATAGCACCTTGCTTATCAAACTCCGCTAATATAGCATCAAACTCTGCTAAATCAGTAGCAGCATTAACGCCAGTTACGCCTGAAGTAACATTACCTCTTGATGTAATAGCAGCGAATAATCCTTCAGTACCAAATGTATCACCATCAGCAGTTAAGAAACTATCTACTAAAAGTTCTACACCAGCGGAAGTATCATCATTTTTTTCACCTTCTATCATTGCCATTTCTAAATAATCATTAAATCTAGCTCTTGTATCAGCTTCAGCTTTCAAGTACCATAAGTAACCTGACTGTCCCATTTCTGAGGAAACTTCTACCCAACCAATTCTTGAAGCGTCTGATCCAGATACTTCAAAGTAATCTTTTAAGATAATTGGTTTGTTGTTGTAAGATTTAAAAGAAGGTTGATTAGCACCTCTTGTATCAGTAGCTGTAGAACCATCAGCAGCTATATAATTCTTACCTTTAGCAAATTCAGAACCATAAACCATAATAGTTGTTTCTAAAGTATCTTCAGTTGCAAAACCTGCAGCTTCAAGAGTAATATGAGTATATGGACTAACTGTAATTCTTGCGTTTGCTACTTCAATAACTAAACATTTTGCAACAGCTTCAGAGTTTGCAACGATAACTGTATCGTTAACTCTAATACCGTGATTAGCTATATCAGTAGTTGAACCATCAATGTCAGACGTTATATCAATATCACCACCACCTGTAGCATCTTTATCATGAATATGTCCTTTGTAAGATAAGTGTAATCTACCTTGTTCAGACCAAACGACTTGATCAGCCGTCATAGCCTCTTCTGCACCGACTTGAGCTAAAAAACCTGAAATAGTTCTCGGTCCGAAAACTTCAGCTTCTTTTTCCATTAAGTCTGGCACGTATTGTTGAGCCCAACCTTGATTTGCGGTTGAAGCTAAATCTAAGTAGTTGTCAGCAAGTGTTAATTTCCTAGCATTAGGAACACTATTTAACAACCCTCCACCTGTAATTGCCATAATTATAAATTTTTAAGTTAATTTTTCTTTCTAATTTTAAATGATCTGTTTTTCATATCAGAAGAAGATTGACCTAATACTCTATACTTTACACCCCCAACATTAGTTTCGCCGTGCGTTTTTCTAGGATTTAAATCAATATTTTTATCTTTAGCAATTTGACCTTTTATAGCATCAGCTTTGCCTTGCTCATAAAAATGCTTAGCAATAGCGTCAGGATTCATAGCTGTAAATAAAGACTTATGATAACCTGCTGCGTCTTTAAGATCTGAATTTTCTTTATTAGTAAACTTACTAAGAAAATTATTTAAGTCGCTTTGAGCTTCTTTTACTTTATTTACATCTTTAACATTAAAACGATATTTTTTATCTCCAACATTGTATTCAAAACCTTTGAAATTTTGTCCAAAGAAACTATCCGTTTTATTTAAAAAAGTCCTTTTGTTTTGCTTATGTACTTCTTTCTGTTTTTCAGATTCATTGTAGAAATTAATAGCTTTTTGTTGATCTTCTGTTAACCTACTACCAGCTTTAATTTCTTCGTAATATTTAGACTTTTGCCTGTCTAAGTGGGCTCTAGCCTCGGCAACTTGCTCTTTGAGGGCTATTTTCTTTTTACGTTTAGTCTTTTCATCGTCTATTTCATCGTCGTAACTAAACGTATCTTCCATTAAGAAGTTTCTTTCTTCAGCCGTTAAATGAGGCTTTGTTGATCTATAGTACTCATCTAATACATCAGAATCGTCCATTTTAGAAACATCTCTATTTAATTGTACGTAGTCATTTATATCACCGCCAGTTTCGTCCATAAAATCTACAAGTTTTTGTATATTTTCTGGTAAAGGTTTTCCAGTAGAAACAGCTTCTTCAACTGCTTCTTCTACTGCCTCTGTAACTTCTTCTACTTTTTCTTCTTCAGTAATTTCTTCTACAACTGGTTGTTCAGTTATTTCTTCTACAGTTTCTTCTACGTTTTCTTTTTGTTCTTCAACAACCTCTTCTTTTTTTTCAGGAGGAGCAGCATCTAAATCTATTTTAATAACATTTGGATCTCCAGCGCTATCAAATTTAGACTCGTCTATAGCTTCTTCTATAGCCTCTTCTAAAGGTTGTTCGTTTTCGTTTTGAGTTACCTCTTCGGTAAGCTCTTCTTTAATTTCTTCTGTCATAATAAAATTTTATAAAATATTAAAAATTTAGAGGCCAAACTTTTCCATGTTTGCTCCTCCACTAAGTATATCATTACCTGATGATTCAAATTTATTAACAGAATCACCCTGTTTTCTTTGCTCTATCATATTCATTTGATGCTGGGCCTGTCTATCAACTCTTGCATCTTTTCTATCTTCTCTTTTATTTTCTTTTTCATTATCTTTCCCGCTTCGCATTGCTTCTAATTTAGCGTTTAAATCAAATTCAAATTGCATTAATTGTTTTTTAGACTCAACTTCTTGTTGTAAATAATTAATTTGCAATTGATTTTTTGTTTGCTCTAATTGTGCTTCTGCTTGAGTTTTAGCGTTTGCTTTAGTTATTTCTGCTTGAGCAGCTGCTTCTTGAGCTTGAGAATTAGCTTTTGCTTGAGCCATCATATTAGCTTGCTGGGCTTGTTGATCTCTTGCGGCTTTAGCTTTTCTTTTCATTTTTAAAAGTTGATTAGCTAATTTTACATTTCTAACATTACGCAAATCTATAGCATCATCTAAATCAATACTACCTTGATTTAATGCTGCTTGTATATTGTTTTCTAATCTAGCTTTATCTTCTTCGTCTGGCATCAATTCTATAAATATACCGAAATCATATAGATGTAAGTTTTTCATTTCATCTAAAGTTGCTACGTTATGAGATCCTAAAGCTCTTATAAAAGCTTCTTTAGTTGGTGAGTATTCTATTATATCAGATATACGTAAAGATAAACACTCTGCTACTTCAGCTGTTATAAATAACATAGACTGTAGTATATGTCTTGTAGCTGTGTTAGAGTTTGCCGCTGCTAATTTTTGTACTCCTACCAAAGCATTTTTATCTGGAGTACTACCGTCTCTAGCTTCGTTTAAACCAGTTACATCGCGAATCATTTGCATGTAATAATTATAAGTAGTAATCAAACTTTGTAATTTACCACCATTAACGCCGTTGCTTATTTGTTGTATTGGAACTTTACCTGGATTCATATCTCCATCTTGAGTGAAGCTTCTACCTATAACGCTACCAGTTTGAAAGAACATGTTTAAAGCTTCTTGCGGATTATAATTTGTTCCGTTACCTAAATCTATCTCCGCTAAACCATCAGCGTCTAAGTAAACGCCATCTGGTACCATACGAGCCATTACTTGCTGCAGCTTTAAATGTGTTAATTGTATCATGTCAGCAAAGCTAGTTATTCTACTTACTAAAGATTCTATTCTACCTTCGTATATTCTAGGCGCTACTATTTGATAGTTCATTTTTACTCTACTGAAATCAGAATCTGTTCTCATCATATTAGGGCACATCCTCCATCTTAACAAAGTGTCAGCACCTATTACATAAACGCCTTCATATAAAGTTTCTACAACTCTTTCTAATTTTTCAAAATCACCAGTCTTTTCTTCTGGTGGATTAAATGAATCATCTTTTTCAATTATTTTCTGCGCTCCAGTCCCAGTTGTTTTTAACTTATAGACATTGTTCATGTAAGTTTTATAATTAAAATATAGAACTTGAACTTTGTTTTTATCTCTATTTGTTACGTAATCCAACGGATATGCATATTTGTCTACTAAATCTTTTATTTCTTCTTCAGATAATTCAGGAAACTCTTTAACTAATTCGTTTATAGGTAGTTCTTTTATTTCACCAATATAATATACATCTTCAAAATATGGTGACTCAGTATGTGAATAAACTAAATCAGCTGGATCTACATATTGAGCTTTAGCTCCAGTGCTAAAATCAAATGTTGTTTTAGTCGCGCCAATACCTAACACTGTTAAATCATAAAGCACTCTACGTCTAATTAAATCATAATCACTATTTTCTAATAAAACACTTAAAGCTTGCTCTTCAGCTAACTCAACTGCTTGCTTGT